GATGAATGATCTCTTGTGGGTCAACGGCCGGGAGATGCGGCTGACCTGTCACATTATGACTGATTTATCAACAACTCCAACCCATGAATGCCGATTCTAGATTCACCTGGTAGCCAATCCACTTCATTAAAGGGCTTAATACGTCGTGCAATTTGTAATTCATCGTCTTCATCCAGCACTGCCGTTAAATATGCCCTTGACCTATCATATTCAACATCTTTATTCAGTATCATTTGATCACGTTCTTTCCCTGAAATTTGACCTATAATATATTGAGTGTCAATATACTCATCCGCTAACACCGAACTCGAAATATAATACACTCTATCACCAAGTGGACCAGTTAAATGAGGTAATGATGTATAACTATCATTAACGTCATTATTACTCAATAATTTTGGACTCCTATTACTTAAAACCATGGCACTCAATCCCGCTGATAAACTATACGACAAATATCTATTCCAATCAGGTGATCTTATAGCAAAGAAACCATATTTATAACCTTCTAAATTAACTCTCTCTCCATGATGGTTATAATTAAGAATAAAAGATTCTTCACTCACACCCCTTCTCTTAGTTAAAAAGAAGAAACCTCTGATTGTACGATTTTGATTTAAGATACCAGCAGAAGATAGCCAAAAGATTGTATTAATTAACCTTAAAGCTAAATCATTATTTGAATCAGCAACTAAAGCATGATTATTAATTGTTTGCAGTAATTTAATGGCAATTTCTTCAAATGATTTTCCTATCCAGGTAGTCAATATGTTTAACACCAAAGGCTCCAGCATCCTCGCATCTGTATCTAAATAAGTAATTGGGCCAAATTGAGATAAATTAAGCATATTCGATACCATCAATTGAGGGTAAATTCTTTGTAATAATAGTAATTGGCGCTGCCAAGTACGATATTCGTGAACGTCATAATATCGTGCAGGTTGTGGATCGTATTCAACCATTTCTTGATATGGGGTCCTTCTGACGAGGTTTTTGCCTTCGGGGCCGGTCCACGTGGTGTCTTGGAATTGGTACTCTTTCCAGGCATCTTTATCTATTAACAAAATAGGCACAAAAGAACTGTATAACAGATTCCGCTGATATAGAACCGATCCAGCACAGGGTATTTCACGAGTATATACTCTTGAACGAATCACAGGCCAAGTCTTACTAAGTGTAGCGTCTTGCCATACAGAGTTTGATGATCGTAATAAGTGATTAATTTGACTTTTCTGAAATGGTATCACGGGTTCAGACCATAAACCAGTCACATATGGATAATGTGCACGTGCCATCACAAGAGAAATTTAC